GTATGGTTACTGTACCAATTTGTACGCCTAACAACAAGTAGTTTGGTGTTAATGCTGTATCAAAACCTTGTGCCCCGCCAACAGGGTTCCAACCCCACTGTATGTCCCTGCTACCCTGAGTTGTAAAACCAAACCCATTAGGAGCCGTGCTATTTGTCAATAAAATCTGCAGTCCATTTGTTCCTGCTTGTGTATAGCTTACATCAGGACGTGGCTCTCGTACAGCTTGTGGATCGTCTACTGGATACATACCCAACTGTAACTGAGGTTGATCTGGATCCCAGCACTCAGGACACACTTTTAAATTAAACAAGCGTGTCTTAATAATTTCTTTTTTCAGGTCTTTAAGCATAAACCGCTCATCACAGCGGTCACACTGGGCAATTGCATATTTACCAGAAGCATATCTACTGGGCATACATCACCTGTAGAACGACTGTCTTGGGACATAACGGTCAGGAGCCTTCTCGCGGTCTTCCTGTGACGCTAGTGTCCATTGTTCTTCGTAGGCGGCTTTAAGCATCACAATACGCTCCATAGGCACGTCGGGGCGCTTAGAACCAACATAATAGGCTAGACCAGCCACTACGCATGGAATCAGCCGGAATGGGATATCTTGGACATTGACACCGTTACCAGCGTCTTGCATGCGCCGCATACGCCAGTAAACAAACACATACTGATCGCCGGGGGCGTTAGGAGTAGGCCACACGTTTACAGACGTGAGGTTATTGACTGTTACGGTTGCGCCAATTGCATGACCAGCGGCAGTTGTATTAGTGCTGCCGTTAAACTGACCACGATAACAATTAAGTAATTGATTGCCGCTGACGTTAGCGTAGTAGATTGTTTCTGAATCAATTGTGATAAATCCTGTAGCTGGTAGGCTTACTGTTGAACTGAGGGTAATAGTTGTATCTGTTGACAATACCGTTGCCGCCACTGTTGCAGTGGATAAATAACTCTCATTAGACTGCCGGTTAATCCACACTTGGATAGGACGGCCTTGAGCTAGTTTGTTCGGCAGCGTTGAGTACGTTGACTCAGAGATACGGCTGATGTTGATATCAATCTGATTAGGCGTACTAGCCTGTGTACGAATAACCTGATCCAAAAGATCAATCGTAGTACTAGGCAAAGCATAGACGCCTTGCCCTGTATTCATTACAAATTGGCCTTGCTCAATAGTCCATAAATTGATGCCACGGTTAGCCCATTCAATCGTAAGCATGTTGAACGACCGGCGTGCGGTACGAAACTCATAGCCAGTACGAACCTCAATACCCGCCCGCTCATACGCTTCCTCAACAATATCGTTGAAGTCTAGGTTAAAGGTGGAGAGTCCTGAGGTAGAAGCCATTATCTAAAGCCTGCTGTTTTCTTTGCAATTGTTTTAGGTTGGGCTACGAATTGTTTCCCGGCTTTTTTGCCCTTACGTTTCGCCAACGTTGTTGCAGCGTACTCAGCAGGGCTGAGACTTTTGATCGCAGCGCTTGGAAGGTATCTTTCACCAGTGTCAGAAGATTTTTTACCACTTTTGGTTCTCCATTTTTGGTCGCCCCAATCCTTCAATGATTTTTGAGGCGCTTTCAATCTCGGTAACCCCCGCCAGCCGCCTTGTACTTCTTGGCAACTAGCTGAGCTTTACGTGCTGACCACTGACCTGCGCCAGTACCCTGCGTTGCTGCGGCTTTTACTTGAGACACAATCTTTTTGCGAAGACTAGGTTTTGTGTAATTGCCAGCGGCGTTTACCTTACCACCCTCTTTGTACTGGGTGAAATCAGTATTATCCCGGCGTGCTTTTTTCTTTGCACCGGGCATTTTAGAAGCGTTAATGTCGCCCATACCACGGGATGCCAACATGATTACACCATCTTTCCGCGTGTTTTACCTTTGGTACAGCAACCATCAGCACGGCTAGACGCTGAACCGCCTTTAGCTAGTTTCTTCATAGGAACAGAACCACCGTCCTTATCCTGTGGAGGCTTGCCTTTTTCAGCAGTGTAAATACCAGCGTCTTGTTTACGCTCGTAGTCTGCTAGTTCTTTAGCTGTGGGGCCGCCCTGCTTGCCCCGTCCTGCGCCAGCGTTGTAATCAGCCATATCAATTCCTTAGCAGGTTTTGCCGCCGCTTTTCATGGTAATCATCTTACCTTTGGTTTTACCCTTAGACTCAATACCACCACCTTTAGCCATGCCGCCTTTGTTCATAAAGATAGGCACTTTCTTGCCGTCTTTCATTTTCATAGGCATACCGCCTTTTTTCATACCCATCATGGAAGTATCAGCCATAGGAGTAGGCTTCTTCATGCCGTCCTTAGCAGTGCTCATACCTTTTTTCATCACGGGTTTACCCATACTTGAAGCCATATCACCACCTCTTTTAAAAGTTTTGCCTTTATCGGCATCGTTGAACTCTTTACCCACGGACTGTGGGACTCCCGCCTTCTTAGCAAACGATGGATTGTTGGCCACCGCTGCCATGAAATTGTGTTGTTTTTTGCTTACGCTTGGCATATTAGACCTTAATGATCCAGCCTTTGCCAATCACAAAACCAACAACCAACATACCAATCCAGATGAGCGCTTTCTCTACAACGGTTTTACCAACCTTTTTATAGAACTCACCAGACATTTCTTCAATGGCTAGCTTTGCCGCTCTTCTGGCAATTGCTTCTTCACGATCTGTTAATTCAATATCGTTCATATCAGCAGTTCCAAGCCCGTAGGCTCTTATTAATTCGTGAATCCGGATCGTTGGCGGTCTTGGCGGAGGTCAGCTTCTTTTTCATTCCGCTCATCCTCGCACAAAAAGAGTCTCGCCGGGAGCCGCCTTCCGGCTGGGGACGTTTCAAGTTCATGCCTTGCGCTTTCGCAGAGGCTCGACCTTTGGCGTTCAAGCCGCCCTTCTCGGACTTGCCTTCTTTCCTCTGCCATGCTGGTGACTTAGCCATAGAACACCGTAACTTTTGCAGTTGCAGGTAATGTCACATGGATATTGGTATTGAACAAAATACCTTCTCCGGGAATTGACATAGTGATTGGTTGTGTACCAGTACCAATGTTAAATTGCAAAAGAATGGTGCCGCCTGATCCGCCGTCACGAAAGATTACATCCCCAGCAGTACCGCCTGATATGCAGTGATACGCTTTCAAACGTGTTCGTTGAGACACTACCGTGCCTGTCGCCTCAGTGTGCGCTGCTTTTACGTCATATTGCATCATAATCAATCTCCTTTAAAAACGGGGCCAAAGCCCCTTGGGTTGATTAAGCGATACGTGAGAAGACGTAGGCTGTTGCGCTGGCAAACACGATACGGAAGCAACCAATACCGGTTACACCAGAGGGCACGGTCAACAGACCTGCACCAGCACCAGAGCCAGCAGCTGCTGCGGCAGACAAGATACCGTTAACTGCCACAGCAATAGTCACTGTATTTGCGCCAAGGGTGTTGTCGACGTATAAGTCCAGCGTAGTACCGCGAGTTGCGCTGATAGCCGCGCCAAGCAAAGTGCCTGTAGGCAAAGTGATGGTTGTGGCTGCGGCTGAAGTAGATGTGATGTAGCCAGTTGCAACTTCTGCTGCGGTGGCTGTTGCTGTGGCGTTAATTGCCGCAGTAGATGGATGGTTCTGATCAGTGAAAACCAAATTGGTTGCTGTCAGATTGGTTACGCTCGTAGTCGTACCCAAAGTAGAGGTAACGGTAGTCGCGCCGGTATTTGCGTCAATAGAGACGGTTTGGAAGCCATTTTGCGACCGCACTGGGCCGGAGAAGGTGGTCGATGCCATGATTTTTCCTTACATACAAGTGGAGTGCATTAGTCTGTATGTCGTCAGCCGGGACTGTCTAATGCACCGGAAACCCCGGAATAACGTATTTATACACCAACTAAAAATAAATGCAACAAAAAAAGAGGGCCGAAGCCCTCTTTTTTATTAGGCTCCAGCGGAACCGTACATGCCCAATGGATCGCTCCAGCCGAAGCTGTAACGCTCACGAGACTTGTAACGCACGTTGCCTGTATCGAAG